CCTTCATTTTCACGCCCGCGAAATATGAAATTTAGTGGAGGCGCCTATGGCCGGTGTCGCGGGGCGATCCGGGCGCCGATCCAAGCCGGTTGCGAAGAAGCAGCTGGCGGGCAACCCTGGGAAGCGTGCGCTCAACACGGCAGAGCCTGATTTTGGACTGGTGCAGACGGTGGACTGCCCTGTGTGGATGGGCGATTCCGGGCGCGAGTTGTGGGATACGGTGGCGCCGCTGCTGTGTCGAGAGCGAGTGATAGAGGCGACGGACATCCAAAACCTTGAGGTGTATTGCAACGCCTACGATCAGTTCAGGATGGCGCAGCAAGAAGTGAAGGATAAGGGTGTTACGGTGCTGGGCGCAACAGGGTCACTTGTAAAAAACCCTGCTGTTACAGCGCTCAAAGAAGCCGCCGCCATGATGGCGACCTATGGCGGGATGTTAGGCCTTGACCCATCCAGCCGCCAGCGCCTGGTTGGTGGTGGCAAGAAAAAGGACGCTGGCAACCCGTTTGCCGCGCTGCTCAATGGCTAAGTTTCCAGGCCGTCGAGCAGGCGAACAAATTCGCCAAGGATGTTGTTACTGGGAAATTTCCGGCGTGTCGCTATGTTGTGCTCGCGTGTCAGAGGCATTTGGATGACATGGCGGCAAGTGAGCGCAATGATTTTCCGTTCTGCTTCGACGCCAAAGAGGCGCAGCGCAAGATTGCTTTCATAGAGCTGCTTCCGTTTGTCAAGGGAGAGTGGGGGTTCAAGCGCCAGTTAGTGACATTGGAGCCATGGCAGAAATTTGGCCTGGCCTGCACCTTTGGATGGAAACGCAAAAGCGACGGAATGCGGCGCTTTCGTGAGAGTTATTGGGAAGTAAACCGAAAGAACGGCAAGAGCGTCGTGGCAGCCGGTGTCGGCTTGGCCATGTTCGCCATGGACAACGAGTTCGGCGCCGAGGTCTATTCCGGCGCAACCACGGAAAAGCAGGCTTGGGAAGTATTCCGTCCGGCTCGTTTGATGGTCAAACGCTCTCCCATGCTGGAGGAGGCTGCAGGTATAGAGGTCAACGCCAGCAATATGAACAAGCCCGGCGACGGAAGCCGGTTTGAGCCACTGATAGGGAATCCTGGCGACGGAGCCTCGCCAAGCTGCGCCCTCATTGACGAGTACCACGAGCACGATTCCGACGCGCTCTACACCACCATGCTGACCGGCATGGGTGCGCGCAAGCAGCCGCTGATGTTCATCATCACCACGGCGGGCGCAAACATCGAAGGCCCGTGCTACGACAAGCGCCGAGAAGTAATCGAGATGCTGGAAGGCACCGTCCCAAACGACGAGCTATTCGGCTGGATTTGGACGATAGACGAGGGCGACGACTGGAAAGACCCTGCCGTCTTGGCGAAGGCGAACCCGAATATCGGCGTGTCGGTGTACCGGGAGTACCTGGAAAGCCAACAGCAGCGCGCCATCAAGCAAGCGCGGTTCACCAACCACTTCAAAACCAAGCACCTTGGTGTTTGGGTGACAGCCAAAACCGGCTATTTCAACATCGCGCAGTGGGAAGCGCTCAAGGACGAAAGCCTGAGCCTGGAGCAATTTGAGGGCCAATCCTGCTTCCTGGGCTTTGACCTGGCGCGCAAGCTGGACATGAACTGCATGGCGCGGCTGTTCTGGCGCGACATAGACGGCAAGCGGCACTACTACAGCGTGGCGCCACGGTTCTGGGTGCCCGAGGACACGGTAACCAGCCTGGACAACCGGCGCATGGCCGAGCGTTATCAAAAGTGGGTCAACACCGGCCACATGCTGGCGACCGATGGCGCCGAGGTGGACTACCGCGAGATTCTGGAAGAGGCGAAGGAAGCCAATCGACTGAACCCGGTGCAGGCGTGCCCAATTGACCCGCACGGCGCCACCGGACTGGCGCACGACCTGGACGATGAGGGGCTCAACCCCATCACCATCGTGCAGAACTTCAGAAACATGAGCGACCCGATGAAGGAGCTGGAGGCGGCCATCGCATCGGGGCGCTTTCACCACGACGGCAACCCGATCATGACCTGGTGCATTGCCAACGTGATCGGCAAGCACATCCCTGGCAATGACGACATCGTGAGGCCCATCAAGCAGGGCAACGACAACAAGATCGACGGCGCGGTAGCGCTCATCATGGCTGTAGGCCGGGCAATGCCTGGGCAGCAAGCGGAAGAGGCTGGCAGCATTTACGACGGCGGCGGCGTCGGAATTTAAGGCACCCCATGGCAGAAACACCCCCCACACAACCCGGCATCAGCGCGCGAGAAAAAGCCGCGCTCGCCTTCATGGCGGTCGGCTTTGTCTCGTTCGTGGGTGGCATTGCGTGCCTGTCCCTGCCCTGGGCCGCCATCATCGGCGGCGCGCTTCTGCTGACGGCTGGCGTTGTTGCAGATCGGATTAGCTGATGTTGTTCAATAGCAAGCGCGAAACCGCAGCAGAGGCCGGCGCGCGGGTCGGCTGGCTGTCGTCCATGCTGGGCGGCGCTACCCGCTCCACGGCGGGCCAGCTGGTCACCCCGCAATCAGCCATGGCGCTGCCCGTGCTGCAGGCGTGCGTGTCGATCATCGCGGAATCGGTGGCGCAACTGCCGTTGGAAGTCTATGAGCGCCAGGAAGACGGCGGCCGCAAGCCGGCCACCACACACCCGGCCTACGACCTGCTGAAGTACGCTCCCAACGACTGGCAAACCCCGTTCGAGGCCCGCGAATACGCCCAAACAGCCCTGGGCCTGCGCGGCAACGCCTACAGCTTCATCGAGCGCGACGGCCGGGGCCGGCCCACAGCCTTGATTCCGCTGAACCCTGGCGACGTGCAAGTGTTCAAGGGCCAGAACTTGATGCCGTTCTACAGCATCGAGGGTGCCACCCCCGTCCCTGCGCGCTTCATTCACCACGTCCGATGGGTGTCTCTGGACAAATACACCGGCCTGTCGCCCATTGCCCTGCATGCCAACAGCATCGGCTACGCGCAAGCGCTGGAGGAATACGGTGGCAAGTCCTTCTTGCACGGCACGGCCCTGTCCGGAGTGCTGGAGCGCCCCAAAGAGGCGCCGGCCATCAAAGATCAAGCCGCCGTTGACAGCCTGACCAACGCCTGGCAAGCCAAGTTTGGCGGCTCATCCAACGCTGGGAAGGTAGCCCTGCTGCAAGAGGGCATGACGTTCAAGGCGCTGACCATGAACAACGTCGATGCCGAGCTGATTGGCGCCCTCAAGCTCGCCAGCGCCGACATTGCGCGCATCTACAAAATGCCGCCGCCCATGCTTGGCTTCATGGAATCTGCGACCTACAACAACGTCGAGAATTTGCAGATTCAATACGTCATTTACACGCTCATGCCCTGGCTCAAGCGCCACGAGCAGGCCATGCAGCGCGACCTGTTGCTCCCATCCGAGCGCTCGCGCTACTACATCGAGTTCAACATCGGCGGCCTGCTGCGCGGCAACCAACAGGCGCGCTTTGCTGCCTACGCCGTCGCGCGGCAATGGGGCTGGCTGTCGGTCAACGACATCCGGCGCCTGGAAAACCTCCCGCCCGTGCCAGGAGGCGACGCCTACCTGCAACCCCTCAACATGACAGCCGCAGGCATGCCGCCGCCTGACAAGCTGACCGCAGCCACGGCCGAATCTGTGCGCCAAATCGAGGAAGCACTCGCATGAAAAACTACCACCGACTCGCCAGCATGATCTTCAACACGCCCCAAATGGTGCGTGACGACTGGCTGGACATGGCCGTGACGTGGGCGAATCAGTCCATGAACCTGAACATCGTCAATCTGACCGTGGGCGGCCAGTTGCAGGCCATGCACGACGATGATGACCCGACGATTGAAGCCGCCAGCCCCTCCGAGCGCCGCTTGCAGGCCGCCCGCGAAACCGGCGTGTACGTCCTACCCATCCATGGCGCCCTGGTGTCGCGCAGCGCCCACCTGGACATGTGCACCACCATGACCAGCTACGAGGACATACGCAGCCAGTTGAATGCAGCGTTGAATGACGGATCCGTGGAGCACATCGCCCTGGACATTGACAGCCCGGGCGGTTCGGCCACGGGCATGATCGACCTGGCATCAGAAATCTACGCGGCGCGCAACATCAAGCCCATCACCGCCATCGTCAACTTCAGCGCCTACTCTGCTGCCTATGGCCTGGCCAGCGCCGCCAGCGAGATTGTCCTGAGCAATTCCTCCGGCGTCGGCTCCATCGGCGTCATTGCACGCCATGTGGACATGAGCAAGCGCTACGAATCCGAGGGGGTGAAGATCACCACCATCTTCGCCGGGGCACGCAAGGCCGATCTTTCCAGCGATGCGCCGCTGTCCGAAGAGGCCACGGCCTGGCTCACTGAGCTGGTGCAGCAGAACTATGCCGAGTTCACCGACATGGTGGCGCGCAATCGCGGCCTGACCGTGGCCGCCGTGCGTGGCACCGAGGCCGGCGTGTATTTCGGCCAGCAGGGCATCGCCTTGGGCCTGGCCGACCGCATCGAGCCTCCCCAGGCCGCCATCAACCGCATTGCCGCGCAAGTCGCATCCAACCGCAAGCCCAAACCTGTTCAACGCATAGGCGCCCGCGCCGCAGCGATGGACATCCGTAGTCGCACCTAAGCGCGTTCGCGTCGCAGTGCAACCAGCCGCCTCCTGGCGGCTTTTAAGAGACCGCCTTCGGGCGGTTTTTTTTCAGACTTCGCAGTCTGATCCGCAAAATATTAGGTTTGGCTAAACGGTGACGTGATAGGGTTCGCCTGTGAATGTTACGAAACATGTTGTACATTCCGACATCCGCCGCTAAAATCGCTGTCGTCTAATTCTAGTTAGTCCCA